CTTAGGGCCCTCCCTGGTACATCGTTGCCGCCGGGTTGAGATCCGGTCTCTGCTAGAAAAACCTAACTGCAGTGCAGTCCAGGCTCTAGCAATCCATTATTGCTTGGGATCCATTGTGGCAGATTATTTCAAAGATACTCGTTACGCCAAAGGTATACCTGTTTCTAGGTATTCCTATGTCGATCCGAATCGTCCAATCAATTCGTTTTATGACGAGGTTGTTCGACCGGATAAGTTCTTGAATCAGTTCGAGAAACTTAACAAGTATCCTGGATATCAGGATTCGGTTCGTTCTTTTAGGACGAATCGCTCTGTAGGGCCTTCGACTGTTTCCGGTAAGCTTCTCTCTAATGTTCCCATTATTGAAGAGCTTACTGAAACTCCGAAGCAAGACTCTGGCCACGAGTTTGATGCTGTGCAGCACTCCATTATTCCTTGGAATAAATGGCGTGATTTCACGCTCAATTATGATGTGAGTATCGGCAATGCCGGTCCTCGCACGTATCGTGGTCCTGTGTTTCTGTCAGATATCCACCAGGATAACCGACAGGCACTGGGTCTTTCGCGCAATATTGGACAGGACTTTTCCTTGTTTGGAGAAGCTCCTGCCGATGTAGCCCCTAGTTGGGGTACAAAGGCTATCCAGAAGTGCGCGCCTACAAAGTCCAACGCGTCGATCGCGACTGCGCTCATTGAGCTCAGAGACGGTCTTCCGAAGATGCCTGGTAGGGCACTCAAGAACGCAAGGGGCTTCAAAGATCTGACTAAGGTCGGACCTGAGGAGTTCCTTAATTACGTTTTTGGGCTTGTCCCTACTATTGGGGATCTTCGCTCTCTTGCGTCTGGAATTGTGAACCAGAAGAAAATTCTGGATCAGTTCCAGCGAGACAACGATAAAGTTGTCAGGAGGCGTTATGGATTTCCTGTTCGTTCTTCCGATCAAAGTTGGTCCGCCTGGGTTCCTGCGACGAGACTCTCAATCCTTCCATCTAATGGAAGTGATTATGGGCCATCGTCGTATGACTCAGACGGCATCCTTCGCGGAGGACCGACTGTCACTCGTTCGTTCGCTACCAGAGAAAGAATCTGGTTTAGCGGTGCCTTTCGGTACCATCTTGCTACCACTGATTCTCAGTGGGGCAGGATCGAACGGACCTCGCAACTCATGGCTCATCTTCTTGGCGCTCGCCTTGATTTTGAGTCTATGTGGGCTGCGATGCCTTGGAGCTGGCTCGTAGACTGGTTCTCTGACGTTGGTGATATTGTTGCCAATGCCAGTAGAGCGATCTACGATGGTCAGCTGTTGCAATATGGGTATGTGATGTGTCACACGACACACTACAATACCTATACGTTTGACGACATCTCCAATTCGAAGGTGAAGCCAAGCGACTTGACTACCGTTTACGTTACTCAGCGTAAGCAAAGGGTCAAGGCAACTCCCTATGGATTCGGGCTCAACCCTGATTCCTTTTCGGCCCAGCAATGGTCGATCCTTGGCGCACTTGGTCTTACCAAGGGCGTCAACAGGCTTCCTTAATCAAGGAAGTCATCTTCCCCCTACAACCCGTAGGAGGCTCATGAACGTCGTGAGACGTCCTTAAGAAAGAGCAATGCCATGGCTTTTGCCGATCCTCAGTCTATCACCGTCGTTGGTACCACTGCTAGCACGCTTCCGCGTACCGCTAGTGGTATCAATTCTGGAGCTTTCCAGAATGCCGACGGGACTCAGAAGCTGTCCGTTTCCAGTACTTACGGGAAGCGTACGCGGCGAGTCATCCGCATCGATCTTAACAAGATCGCTGCGGATCCCTTCGTGGCTGGTCAGAACGACAATGTTTCGATGTCCGCTTATGTGGTCATCGATGTCCCTAAGCAGGGATACACTGTCGACGAGCAGACGACGGCGGTGGCTGGCCTTGCCAACTACCTGACCGCCTCCACGAATGCTCAGCTCAAGAAGCTGCTGGGTGGCGAGAACTAAGTTCTCAATATCCAGTCTTCTTCCTAGAGAGAGCAGGACTGAGTGGACCCGATTTCTTTGGTCCTGGGCATCGCTATCACCCTCGGAGGCATTTCGCTTATGGTTCTTAATCGAGCCATTGGCGGAGGTGCAACCGGAAGGCGATCGCGATAACGAGCATGGCTATGGAAGCTTACCCCCAATATGAATGGAGGAGGCTTGAAAAGCCTTATGTTGCTCGCGGAATCAGTTCTCAATGATATTGAGGGCTGGTGCGGCACTAGTACCCGTTTTGATCTGAAAACAGTCAAAACGCGTGTCGAAGATGAAGGGTTGTCGTTTTTAACGATCACCCTGGCGAACTTTGGTAAAGACTTCCAAAAAAGTCTCGACCAAGGATTCGTCAGTCACGACCTGTTTCTTGGCTTTGCCAAGTCAGGCAGGCTCCCCCGATTTCTCGGAGGTTTCTTTGACCTTATCTTCGATCGGCCTAGTGGACGATTGCTCGATGATCCTTCGATTCATGCGATTCGCGGCATACGTCAGTTTACACTGATGTGGGCCAAGATGAAGATGGAATGCTCTCCCGAGCGTACATCTTCTGCATTTGTCGAATTTATCGAGACTGAACATGCAGTTAAGGAAGCCGATTCGCTACGAACTCCAGCTATGTATGCTGATTTCGTGAGGATCTCTTCTTTGGTTTTTCGTGATGTTTTCTCCAAGATGGATCGTGAGATCTATCTTGGGAACATCACTCCAAAACATGGTCCTGGCACTACCCAAGATGGTACGATTGGTAATCGTAAGTATCTTTGGCAGACCTGGACCGACCGCTTGGAACATTTGTTCCCTGCGAGGGAATTCCTTTCCCCTCGCATCGGTCTCGCTAACAGCGAATGTCTTAACTGGCTGGAGCCCGGAGCTGAGGAACCCGTTCGGGTTATCACAGTTCCTAAAACGTTGAAAACGCCTCGAATCATCGCGATTGAACCTGTTCACATGCAATATGTGCAGCAGGGTCTTCTCGAAAAATTCGTTGAGTTCATTCACGAGGATGACATCTCGTCAATGTTCATCAGCTTCAATGACCAAGAACCTAATCAGTACTTGGCACATGAAGGGTCGGTCTATTCCGACCTGGCAACACTTGATCTGAGTGCTGCTTCTGACCGCGTTTCCAATCAGCTTGTGCGAGCTATGCTTGCTCGATGGCCTCATCTTCATGAGGCCGTTGATGCTTGCAGGTCACGTAAGGCTGACGTTAATGGCAAAGTTATTCGACTTGCCAAATTCGCGTCGATGGGTTCAGCTCTTTGCTTCCCCATTGAGTCGATTGTGTTCATAACACTTTCGCTCCTTGGAGTTGAAAAGCAGCTCAATCGCCACTTGACCAGAAAGGACCTTAAGGCTCTTTCTGGGTCGGTACGTACCTTTGGTGACGATATTATCGTCCCCACAGGCAATGTGCATGACGTCGTCGACGTACTTTCAGATTTTGGTCTGAAGGTCAATGTCGGCAAGTCTTACTGGACCGGAAGGTTCCGTGAGTCTTGCGGAAAGGACTATTATGCTGGCTATGACGTAACACCTGTCAAGCTTCGCACGATGGTCCCGACTCG